ACGCAGGACTGGTCTGCCGAGTGCCAGAAGAAGTCCGCGACCATCGTTAGCTCTAGCTGGACGGTTGACTGCGGAACGCTCGCCAGCCCCGCCATCGCAGGCACGACTGCCACGGTGCGCGTATCGAACACCCCTTATGGCCGCCTGACCAACACCGTGACGCTGAGTAATGGCGAGGTGTTGGTGGGTACGCGGCTTGTCTCACTGAACTGAAAGACTATCCCGAGAAATCATATGGCACGCGGAGGCAAGCGCGAAGGTGCTGGCCGTCCGGCTGGCTCCCCGAACAAGGCGAATGAGGAAACGAGGCAGGCAGTTATTGCCTCGGGGTTGACCCCATTGGAATACATGCTCCGCGTGATGCGGGACGACGCCGCTGATGAGGCCAAGCGCCTTGACGCGGCCAAGGCTGCGGCTCCCTACGTGCATCAGCGCTTGGCGGCTGTGGAGCACTCTGGCGGCGTAGCAATGACCTTCGAGCAGTTCCTTGCAGAACTCAGCTGAGGCAATGCTGCAACTGAGGGATGACCTCGGGTTCTACGCCAGGAACTGCCTAAAGATTAAGTCCAAGACGGGCAAGCTGGTCGCCTTCACGCTCAACAAGGCGCAGGAGTTCATTCACTCCCGCCTTCAAGAGCAGAAGGCCAAGACTGGCCGCGTCCGTGCGCTGATCCTGAAGGGTCGGCAGCAAGGGTGTTCGACCTATGTCGGCGCTCGCTACTACCACGCGACCACATGGGCGCATGGCCGCAAGACGTTCATCCTGACGCACGAGGATGCGGCGACTCAGAACCTGTTTGAGATGGTCAACAGGTATCACGAGCACTGCCCCGCGCCGGTACGTCCGTCTACTGGCGCTGCCAACGCTAAGGAGCTGGTGTTTGACGTTCTGGACGGCGGCTACAAGGTCGGCACGGCAGGCACTAAGGGGGTGGGTCGCTCCAGCACCATCCAACTGTTCCACGGCTCCGAGGTGGCGTTCTGGCCCCATGCGGAGACTCACGCTGCCGGTGTGTTGCAGGCCGTCCCTGATGTGGATGGCACCGAGGTCATTCTCGAAAGCACGGCTAACGGGCTTGGCAACTTCTTCCACCAGAAGTGGCGGGACGCCGAGCGCGGGATAGGCGACTTCATTGCCATCTTCGTGCCGTGGTACTGGCAGGAGGAATACCGCAAGACGCCGCCAGATGGCTTCGCGCTGGATGCTGACGAGCAGGAATACATGGCGCTGTATGGCCTTGACCTGCCGCAGATGGCATGGCGTCGAAACAAGATTAGTGAGCTGAAAGACGCGGCTCTGTTTAAGCAGGAATACCCGGCGACTGCTGCCGAGGCGTTCCAGATGAGCGGCCACGATAGCTACATCTCGCCAGAACTTGTGGCTAAGGCCCGCAAGGCTACGTGCGAGGAGTCCGGCCCGCTGGTCATCGGCCTTGATCCTGCCCGCTTCGGTGATGACGGGTCGGCAATGGCCCGCCGTCGAGGGCGTAAGGCATCCAAGGTCGAGCGCCGCTACAAGCTGGACACGATGCAATGCGTTGGCTGGGCCAAGCAGGTGCTGGACGCTGAAAAGCCAGCCCGCATGTTCATCGACGTTGGCGGGTTGGGTGTTGGCATCTATGACCGCCTGGTCGAGATGGGCTATGGAGATGTGGTCAAGGCCGTGAATTTCGGCTCAGCGCCACTAGAGCCGCCAAGGCTTGATGACGACGGCAACGAAGTCGGCGGCGGGCCTGCCAATCGTCGCGCCGAGATGTGGCGCAACTCAAAAGAGTGGCTAGAGCAGGAAGGCGGCGCGGACATTCCCGACGACGACTCCCTGCAAGCCGATGCGTGCGGCCCTTCGTACAAGTACGACAGCAACGGTCGCCTGCTGCTGGAGAAGAAAGAGGATATGCGCCGCCGTGGCGCAGCCAGCCCGGATGGCTGGGATGCAATCGCGCTGACCCTTGCCGAGCCTGTCGCTCCGGCCAGTGCCATTGACTTCAGCAACAGAAACTTTACTTCGGAGTTCGCATGAACGCACTAGTTGCGCCTGATCGTGTGGCCCAAGTGTTGCGCGATGTTATTGCCGAATGCGCCGCTGCCGATCGGATGACCGCCGAAGAATGGCTGGCATCTATGCGCGATGCGTGGAACTCCGCTATTGCATCCGATGGCGACGAATGACCGACCTAGAGGCGTTGCGCGAGTTGGCTAGGTATCACGACCAAAGGCGCTCCCGCTATTCGGACGCCAAAACAAAAGCAGGCCCTGCAACTGAGCGAGGCCGAGCCTTGCAGCTAAAGGCCCTTTATCACGGGAAGTTGGCGGTAGCCGCGCAAGTGGCCGCTGGTCAGTTCGCCCTCAAGGAGTTGGAGTCAGCGTGAAGGAACAACGCAACAGGGCCAAGGATGGCCCGGACGCTGATCCGATGAAGGAGATGCGGAAGCGGTACGAGCGTGCCGTGGAAGCGGAGCGTGACAACCGCGCCAAGGCGCTAGACGACTTCCGTTTCGTGGCCGTGCCCGGTAGCGCTTGGGACGATCACGCCAAGAAGATGCGTGGCAAGCGCCCGTGCTACGAGTTCCCGATTCTGCGTAGCCATTGGCGGCAGGTCTGCAATGACCAGAAGAAGGCGCGGCCCGGCATTAAGGTGCGTGCTGTCAGTGATAGCTCCAAGGATGGCGCTGAGCTGCGGCAGGGCCTGATTCGGAACATCGAGTCTACGTCTAACGCTGAGTGGGCCTATGACCAGGCACACGAGATGCTGGTGGCTACTGGCTACGGCGCATGGCGCGTCACGACCAAATACAGCGAGGACGATGGCTGGGATCAGGACTTGCTGGTCAAGCCGATTAAGGACGTTCTGACCGCTGTCTGGTCTGACCCGGACGGCAGCATTGACGACCCGTGCGGCATGTACACCTTTGTCGAGGAGTCCATCACCCGCGACGAGTTCGAGCGCCGCTATCCGAAGGCCGAGATTCACAACTTCGGCAGCGAGGCTACGCTCGCTTACGGCGACTGGTTTGGCGAAAAGACCGTCCGTATCGCCGAATATTGGCGCAAGGTTCCGGTTAAAAAGACCATCCACCTGTTGAGCGATGGCCGCTCAGTGGACGAGGCGGAATATGCCCCGATTGCCGATGAGATGGCCAAGCAGGGCATCGCGATCACCCGCTCCCGCGTGGTGGACACGACCAAGGTCGTTATGTCCATCGTGTCGGGCTGCGAGGAGATTGAAGGCCCGTTCGATTCCGTGTTCCACAAGATTCCGATTGTCCAGGTCTACGCAAACCGCCAGTTCATCGACGGCAAGTGGTCGTGGATGGGCATGGTTCGCCCGAGCAAAGACCCGCAACGGCTGGTCAACTACAACTTCACCACGGCGCAGGAAGTGCTGTCCAAGCAGCACAAGGCGACGCCCATCGTTACGCCCAAGATGCTTGAGGGCAAGGGCGTAGCGGAGATGTGGGACAGCTCCAACACGGTTGATCGGCCCTACCTTGTCGCATCGCCTGACCCGCTGATGCCGGGCGGCCCGACCTACCTCTCCCCGCCGACGATCCAGAACGCCTTTGCACAGATGGGCCAGATGGCCATCGACATGCTCAAGGCGTCGGACGGCATCTATGACGCCTCGGTAGGCGCTCGCAGTAACGAGACTTCCGGCAAAGCCATCATGGCTCGCCAGCAGGAAGGCGACACGGCGACGTTCGACTATCAGGACGCGCTGTCCCGTGGCATCCAGTTGACCGGCGAGCTGATCGGCTACGCACTGCCGAAGGTGTACGACACCCCGCGCATGGTGCGGATCATCGGCAAGGATGGCTCTGAGGATTACAAGCAGCTTTATGAGGAAGTGATCGACGGCCAGACGGATCGCCCGATCAAGGTCAACGACCTGTCAGCCGGTAAATACGACTACACCGTTACCACTGGCCCTGCCTACGACACGCAGCGGATGGAGTTCGTTGACGCCCTGGTGCAGTTGGCCGGGCAGAACCCGCTGATCGGCCAAGCCGTCCCCGATCTGATCGTTGGCAGCATGGACTTCCCGAAGGCTGAGGAAGCTGCTGAACGCTTGAAGCTCCTGTTGCCCGCTCCGATCCAGCAACAGCTCGCCGCTGGCAAGGCCGCTTCGCCGGAAGTGTTGCAGTTGCAGCAGCAGATGGAGCAGATGCAGGCCGCCGCCGAGCAGCAGATGCAGATGATGCAGGAAGCGCTGCAAGAGGCGCAGGCAGCGGCTCAGTCTGGCGAGGCCGACAAGATGCAGGCCGCCAACGATGCCCGGAAGCTCGATATCGAGCAGCAGAACGCGGACACCAAGCGCTACGAGGCGGAAACGAACCGGCTGGAGCTTGGCATCAACGTGGACAAGGCCGACCGAGAGATGGACCTCAAGGAACACGCCCACGACCACAACATCGGCAAAGACTTCTACAACGCCGCAAAGGCCGAGCAGGAACCGCCCGAACCGGGCGAAACGTCGCAAGACGATTGATTGACCGCACCGGACGGACTTCCGGGCTAACCACGACAAGGATGTCGCGCTAATGAGTGATGTTGATACCGCCGTTGACGGCGCTTCGGTCGCACCTGTTGAAACCAGCGACACGCTGGAGCAGGCCACAGCTCAGACCACGACCACTGAGCAGGTTAAGGCAGAGGAAACGGAGAAGGTCCGCGACGAAAAGGGCCGGTTCGTTCCTCAGGAACGCCTTAACGAAGTAACCCGTGCCCGGAGGGAGGCAGAGCGGGGCCTTGAAAGCGAACGCACCCGTGCGGCGCAGCTTGAGCGTGAGCTTGAGCAGTACCGCACCCAGCGCCAGCCGGAACAGACCCAGCGAAGCGATGCACCGACGCTAGAGGACTATGACTTTGACCTTGGCAAGTGGTCGGCAGCGGTTGCCGAACATGCCGAGTCGAAAGCCCGTGCCCTTGTGGAGTCGGAGTTCAGTACCCGAGAAGCACAGCGCAACCATCAGTCAGTCACCGAGAACTTTGCTAGCAAGTCCGAGCAGTACGCGAAGGATAACCCTACCTACGTTGCCGACCTGACCGCCCTCGATGAAGTGATCCAGTTCCCCAAGGAAACCTTGGAGCTGGTGTACGGCTTGGAGAACAGCCCCGCCGTCGCTCACCACATCGCCAAAGACTTTGAACTGGCTGACCGCATCTCGCGGATGAGCCCGCTCAATGCCGCGCTGGAAATCGGAAGGCTGGAAGCACGCCTTTCCGCGCCGAAAGCAAAACCCGTCAGTAACGCACCCAGCCCGACCCCGACTATCGGCGGCGGCGCTATCAACCCACTGAAAGATGAGTCTCGAATGACCGACGCCGAATGGCTGGCCGCTCAGGCTCGTAAGCGCTAAGGAAGGCGCATAACACATGGCAAATACCAACCTTACCCATCAGATGATTGCGCGGGAAGCCGCAAAAATCCTGATGGAGGAATCCCCGTTCATTGCGAACATCAACAAGGGCCGCCAGGATGAATTTGGCGAGGCCATCGGCGGCTACAAGAAGGGCGACACGGTCAAGATCGGCATCCAGTCGGTCAACGCGGTCTACAGCGGCGCAGTGTTCGCTGGCGGCGGCGCGACCCCGGACAACGTCGAGAACTACGTCAATCTTTCGCTGAACACGCAGAAGCACGTTCCGCTGGCCTTTGGTGCCAAGGAGAAGCTGTTGGAGGTCACTGACTTCCGCGAGCGCATCCTTCGCCCGCAGATGCGCGCCCTGTCCTCGGTGGTCGAAGCTGACCTTCTGAGTCAGGCCGTGCAGGCTACCCCGTCGCTGGTTGGCACCGTTGGCTCGGTTCCCACCACGATGAAGACCTACGCGCAGGCTCGCGCCAAGCTGGAGGCGTTCCTCGCTCCGGTGTCGGATCGCAGCATGATCTACAGCTCGAACGCGAATATCGAGCTGGTGGACGCGTCCAAGGCGCTGTTTAATGCGTCGGCCCAGATCGACCGTGGCTTCCTGCGCGGCTCGCTGGGCGAGGCTCAGGGTGCGGACTTCTATGAGCATCAGTCCATTGCCGCGATCACCAACGGCACGCAGGCGACCGGCTTTGCGGTTAGCGGCTCCATCGTGGAAGGCGCGACCGCGCTTGCTGCGAAGTCGCTCACCAACGGCGCGACGCTCAAGAAGGGCCAGATTTTCACCATCACTGGCATCTACGGAGTGCATCCGCTGACCGGCACGGCGACGACCGACCTCCAGCAGTTCGTTGTCACTGCCGACTTCACCGCCTCGGGCACCACGGGTTCCATCTCGTGCTATCCGGCGATCAAGGCGGCGGCTCCGAACAAGACCGTCTCGGCGCTGCCGACCGATGGCCTTGTGGTCACGCTGGTGGGTGCGGCTTCGACGGCCTACAAGCAGAACATCATGTTCCAGAAGGACGCGTTCACCGCTGCGTTCGCGCCGCTGCCGGTTCTCGCCTCGTGCGAGGGCTACACGGCCCGTCTGCCCAACGGCATGAGCGTCCGCGTGATGACCTTTGGCGATGGCGTCAACGACCTCGAAAAGACCCGTATCGACGTTCTGTATGGCTTCGCTGCGGTTCGTCCGCTGCACGCCTGCCGAGTGACCGAGTAAGGCGCCGGGGAGGGGCTTCGGCCCCTCTCCACTTTCCGAGGAGATCCCATGAGTACCTTGCTTCGACAGAACAAGATCGACGTATTGCGTGTGGCGTTGTCGCCCGCGCTGATTGTCCTGAATACCACCGCTGAACAGACCTTTACCGTGCAGGGCCTTGCCTTGAACGATGCGGTTTGGGTGTGCAAGCCGACCGCCCAGGCTGGACTTGGCGTCGTGAACGCCCGCGTGAGCGCGGCCAACACGCTTGCCATCACCTTCAGCAACAACACGGGCAGCTCCATCACTCCGACCGCTGCCGAGACTTACATCATCGGCGTGATCCGTGGCGATGGTCAGGTTCGTACCAAGTTCGAGCAGTAAAACCTTGGCGGCCCTTCGGGGCCGTCACTTTTAGGGGCCACGGATGGCAACCGCGCTACAGATCATCACCAAGGCGCTACGCCTTCGGCAGGCTTTGCCCGCTGGCCAGTCTCCGTCTGCTGAAGATGCCGCAGACGCGCTCTATGAGCTGAATTCGCTTCTGGCCGAGTGGTACGAGGCCGACATCAAGCTCCCCCAGTATTCCCTGTCTGGCCTCACGGCCAACACCACGTTCGATGACGCCGACCGCTATGCGGTTGAGGGTCAACTGGCCAAGCGCTTGACCGATTACGGCATGGAAATGTCCGCCGAGGCTGTCGTGATGGCCGACGAAGCGATGGGCCGCTTGCGCCTGCGCTACTTCCAGCCCGGTTGCGTGAACTTCAATGAGCTTCCCCTGCCGACCTTTGGCCGTTGGGGCTACAGCGTCGATAACGGCGACCTGTAATGCAGATTCCACTGATTGCAGAACAGGGCAAGGGCTATAGCCTGCCGCTGAATGCTGTCTCCACGATCAACTTCTATCCCGTGGCCGATCCGGGCGGCAAGCAGAAGATCGCGCTGTGTGGGACGCCGGGCTGCGAGCAATGGCTTCCTGCTGAAGGCTCCCCCGTCATCACGCCGTCTGCTTCCAAGTGGGACAGGGCCGCGTCTACCCCGGAGGGGCTATTCACCAACTCCGACGCCACGATGGAGGCGCAGGTTGGAACGCTGGCCTATGACTGCGCGAAAACGGACGTAGGCCGATCAACCAGCAAGCGATACTTCGAGACGCTGGAATTCACTGTTGGCGGCGCGGTCTGCTCTGGCGTTTGCGCCGCGGGGGTCGATACTAGGCTGGGCGCTGGCCCTGATACGGCTGTCGGCGGTGGAACGTGGACGCTAGCAACCAATGGCTTCGCGCTTAGCAATCTAGGCGCAATCCCCGGCAACTTCTCGCCAGCCCTGACAAACCCGTCAGTGCTGATGCACGCGATTGACTTTGCTACGGGGAAGTATTGGTTCGGGCGCAATGGTGTCTGGACTGGCGACCCCGTTGCTGGAACGGGTGCGGTCTACACTTCGGTGACGGGCACCGTCTACCCGGCCACGTTCATTGGCTTCCCCGGCATCTGCACGATCCGTCAGAACGCGACCGAGTTCACCTACTCAGTCCCCAGCGGGTTTATCCCGTGGTCTGACCCGGAGTTTAACGGCGTTCTCGCCGTGGATGGCGGCGTTCGTGGCTGCCTTGAGCTAAATGATGTTGGATACTTCGTCGCCGGGAACGTGTTCTACGTTTGCGATACCGAGGCCAATGTGACGCAGGTGGGGGCAATCGACACCGGAGACACTCCGGTGAACATTGAAACCAACGGGCAGCAGGTAGTGGTGTGTGATGGCTCCAGCCTGTGGATCTACGACATCACCACGGAAGTCTTTGCACAGATCACCGACCCGGACTTCCCTGGCGCCGCATCGTTCGCAGTTCTGGATGGGTACGGCCTGTTCAACAAGCCCGGCACGGGCCAGTTCTACACGACCGCCCTGCTGGACTTCACAAGCGTTGACGCGCTGGACTTCGCCACGGCGGAATCTGCGCCCGACGACCTGGTGCGCGTGTTCGCCAATGGCGGCAAGGCGTGGATGTTCGGCAAGCGTTCGATCGAGCCGTGGGTCAACACGGGCGATGAGCTGTTTCCGTTCGCCCCGGTAGGCAATGTCCGCATTCAGCGCGGCATCGCTGGCCTGAACGCCGTCACCGAGTGCGATGGCGTTCCGTGCTTCCTTGGCGATAACCGCATCTTCTACCGGCTGGATGGCTACACCGCCACCCCCATCAGCAAAGAGGACGTTGAGTTCAACGTGGGTCGCATGGCCGTGGTCGATGACTGTATTGCCATGAGCTACACACAGGAGGGCCATCTGTTTTGCGCCTTCAAGTTCCCGGCCGAGGGAGTCACTTGGGTGTGGGACGTTGGCACGGGCCTTTGGCACCAGCGAAAGACGGGCGATGCCTCTTGGCGCGCTAACTGCATGATGAAGCTGGGCAACCGTCAGTTGCTTGGCGACGAATCCACGCCTCGCCTGCTGGAAGTGCGTACTGACCTGTACGAGGACGACGGCTCCGAGATGGTAGCCGAGCATGTTCTGCCTGCGGTGTGGGACGACAACACGAAGATCGCGCATAGCGTCCTAGAGATCGACTTCGAGTCAGGTATTGGCTCGGTCACTGGCTCCGACCCGTCCGTTGTTCTGGATTGGTCGGACGACGGTGGCCGCACCTGGTCGAACTTCCTGACCCGCAAGCTCGGCAAGATTGGCAACTACCTCTATCGCGCCATCTTCACCCGGCTGGGGTCGTCCGAGCAGCGCAACTACCGGATTCGCATTAGCGACCCGGTTAAGCGTGTGATTACGGGCGTCGGCCTGAACCGCCAGGACAAGGGCCGGTGATCGCCAAGATCAGCACCGACTACGCGCTGATCCGCTCCATCTTCACCCATTCCGCCGTCTGGCCGTATGTCTGTGATGACGCCTCTGCGGATGCGGAATTGTTCCAGCCCCATGCGGGCGATGGCCGCTGCTACGTAGTGCCGGAGATAGACGGTGTTCCCATTGGTTGCTTTGCCCTGCATGACTGCAACGCCGTCACTGTGGAGCTTCATACGGCCATTTTGCCGGAGTACCGGGGCGAGGGCACACAGGCGGCCTTTGCTGCGCTCCTAGAGCTTGTCAGGGCCGAATTGCCCGCAGTACGACGCATCCGCACATGGGTGCCTGACTTCAATAAACCGGCCTTCAAGGCGGCGCTACACGCTGGCATGACGCATTGCGGCACGGAAGCCGCCTCGTTCCTGCGCTTCGGCGCACTTCACGACCTTCACCTTTTTGGAGTATCAATCCCATGCCCGTAGCAGCAATGGCGGCAGGTTCCGTTATCAGTGGCGCGATGAATGCGCGTGCAGCCGGTCAGGCCGCATCGGCAGCGGCGAATGGCATCCGCCAAGGTAGCGCCGCACTCACTGAGGGCCGCGATCAGGCCAACGCACAGATGCAGCCGTATGCCACTGGTGGCGCTAACGCCTTCAGCGCGCAACAGGCCTTGCTTGGACTCGGCGGCGACTCTGCCGCACAGATGGCCGCATTGCAGAACTCCCCCGGCTACCAGTTCCGACTTGGCGAGGGCCTGAAGGGCGTGCAGGGCAGTGCAGCGGCTCGCGGCATGTTGCAGTCGGGCGCGACGATGAAGGGCCTCACTCAGTACGGCCAGAACTTCGCCTCGAACGAATACGACAAGCGCAATCAGCAGCTCGCGGGCGTCGCTGGCATGGGCTTCAACGCCTCCAGCAACATCGGCCAGAACTACATGAACACGGCTGATAAGTTGAACCAGAACTTCGCTGGCATTGGCCAAGCGCAGGCAGGCGGCATCAACGGTCGCGCCCAAGCCATCAGCTCTGGCATTCAGGGCCTCACCAGCGCCTTCGGAGCACGCGGCTAATGGCCGATTACACGATCCCCGACATGGGGTCTGCCTACGCGGAAGGCATGAAGATTGGCGAAGCCTACCGCCAGCGTAAGCGCGACGACCGCGCCCGCGAAGGCTTGGGGCGCTACCTGTCCGCTGGCGACCGTGCAGGACTCGACCAGGCGTACCAGAACGACCCGGACGCCGCATTCAAGGCGCAGCAGGCCGTGCAGAAGCAACAGGGCGACGCGCAAACGGTCGCGGCCAATTTCGCTAAGGCGTGGAGCGCTGCGCCCCCGCAGGCCAAGCCGAACCTGATTAGCGCCGCCCGCCGCACCATCGCGCAGCGTCCCGACTTGCAGCAGGTGCTGGGCGACCAGCTTCCGCAGACCGACGACCCGGCAGAGTGGGACAACTTCTTGGGGCAGGGCCAGCTCTACGCCGAGCCGGAGCGGTTTAGCAATGCTGGCGGCGGCGTGCTTGTTGGCTCTGGCGGCACGACCAAGAAAATCGAAGGCTACGATGCGCCGAGCCGCGTCAAGCTGGTGACGGTTCCGACTGGTGACGGCGGTTCGCGGCAAATGCTTTTCGACCCCGATACGCAGACGTTCAGCGAGCCGAACTATGACGGCCAGCCGCCTCCGCGGGCAGCGCCCCCGCCGCAGCAGAACACCATCGATACGTCTATCGACATCAACTCCTTGCCGCCCGGCGAGCGTGAGGCCGCGATGATGGCCGCGCAGGGACAGGACGCGCATGTAGTCAATGGCGTTGCTGTGCCGGGCAACACGCTGGAAGCACAGCAGATGGGTGCTCGCGGCCCCCAGCGCGCCCCTGCGCCCGTACAGGCCCGTTCCAGCTACGCAGACACGCCACTGGATCAGGTTGGCGGCGGCACGCCTAGCGCCCCGCGTATGGGCTACAAACCGCCTCCGGCAAGGGCTGGCGCGAAAGGCCCGCCCGCTGGTGCTAAAGCGCCCGCAGGTTATCGCTGGGCTGGCGACGGCGCGAAGCTTGAGCCGATTCCTGGCGGCCCTGCGGATCGTTCGCAGAAGGGTGGCGCAGCGCGTCCGCAGGCACCCGTGCGCCCCACTGAAGATATGGCGAAGGCGGCGGCGTGGTACGCGCAGGCGAGCAACGCCTACAAGAACCTCCGCAAGGTGTACGACAACAACCCGGAGGCCGCATCGCCGGGCTTGCTTGAAACCTACGGGCCTGCGGGCGAAGTGGCAAACCGCAGCCGAACCCCTGACCGCCAGAAGTATGTGCAAGCGGCTAGCTCGCTGTCTGAGGCGTTTCTGCGTGCGGCTACTGGCGCTGGCATCACGATTGACGAAGCCAAGCAGAAGTTCGAGGAGCTGACGCCGGTTCGTGGCGATAGCGCCGAAGTGATCCAGCAGAAGCTTGATGCGATCCCCGTGTATCTGGAGTCACTGAAGAATCGTGCAGGCACCGCCGTCCCGATGACGAGCGCCCCGACTGCTGCGGACGCTAGCGCTGCAACTGGCCCCATGGCCCCGCCGACCGTTCGCTGGACTCGCGGGCCGGGTGGAAAACTTGTGAAGGTGGGCGGCTAATGGCGCAAATCTACGTAGCAAAAGACGGCACCGAGCACGAGTTTCCCGACGATGCTACACCCGAGGAAATCCAAGCAGCTGCCGATCAGCTAGACCCGGTCAAGTCGAATGTGGCTGAGGTCATGGCGAACGCGGAGAAGTACCGTGCTGCCAACCCCGTGACCAACGAAATGAACGGGCTGCAAAAGTTCGCCGCCGCCTATGGCAAGTCCTACATGGACACCGGGCGCGGAATCAAGCAGTTATTCGGTCAGTCGTCCGAAGATGAGATTCAGCGGGCGCGTGACGTTGACGCCGCGCTCATGGACACGGGTGCGGGCAAGGCTGGCAACATCGCAGGGCAGGCTGTGCAGATCGCTACGCCCCTCCCTGGCGCTGCTGGCACAAAGGTGGCGGCATACACCGGCAAGGCGGCTCCGTTCGTTTCGTCGGCGCTGCGCTCAGCCACGGTCGCGGGCGCTCAGGGCACGGTTGGCGACGAGTCCCGCCTTGGGAACGCCGCCGAGGCTGGCGCATGGGGTGTAGCGGGGCAGGGCGTCGCCTCTGGCCTGAAGTACGCTGCTGGCGCTGCCAAGCAGGCGCTAACCGCCCCGGTTCGTGAGTCGATCAAGGCCGCCCGCGCCGCTGGCATCCCGCTGAACGTGTCGCAGGTGACTAACTCGCGCATGGCCAAGACGGTGCAATCGGTGCTGAACGAGCTGCCGTTCACTGGCGCAGGCAAGGCCATCATCAAGCAGCAGCAGGCGTTTAACCGCGCCGTCAGCAAGTCGTTTGGCGAGAATGCGCCTGAGATTACCGAGAAGGTGCTGGCGTCCGGCAAGGCGAAAGTGGGGGCGCTGTATGACAGCGTTTTCAAGAACGCGACGATCAAGCTCGATCCCGCCGACTTGCGGCAGATGGCATCTATCGAATCCAAGGCGCTCAAAGACCTGACCGCTGACAAAGCGCAGGTGGTTGCCAATCAGTTCCAGAAGATCATTGACGAATTCGGTTCTGGCCCGGTCAGCGGAGCGCGCTACCAGAGCCTTCGGGGATCGCTGCAAGACGCCATTGGCGAAGGTCTGGACGGCAAGTTGGTTAAGCAGCTTCGCACTCAGTTGGACGCCGCTGCTGCTCGCTCGGTGGGGACGGCACAGGCCGCCGTGCTCAAGCGCGCTAATGGCATGTACGCCAACTTGAAGACCGTTGAAAAAGCGTTGCAGCAGGTGGAGGGCGCTAAGGGCAACGTAAAGCCAGCGTCCCTGTTCCCGCTGGTGAAGAATGGCGCGACGCGGGAAATGCGCGAGCTGGCGAAGATTGGCCAGAACGTGCTGAAAGACCCGATCCCGAACAGCGGCACGGCTCAGCGTCAGCTGGTGACGGCGGTACTCGGTGGCAGCGCCCTAGGCATCGTGCCTGCGGCAAAGCTGGCGGGACTCGGTGCAGTGCTCGGCAAGGCGTTCAACAGCAACACGGCTTCCCGATTGCTTGAGCAGGGCAAGCCGATGGCTGGTCTTGCGCGAGTGGCCAAGCCTGCGCCGCGCCTGCTGCCAGCGGCGGCATCCAGTCTCGATATCGGGATGGTGACGAAGACCCGCGCAGAGACAGAGGCGGATCGTAAGCGTAGCCGCTAGACCTTCTTTAGCAGCAGGTTCCGCAGCTTGCCCTCGGGCATGTATTTCCAAACCAGCCGAGCGACGAGCGCGCCGGGGCGACTGTAAATCCAAATGATCACCGGCCCGATTATCGGGGCAAGCAAGTACGCCCATTGATTCGTCGTCATCCCAACCCCCAGCCCGCCTATGCGGGCTTTTTTATTGCCTGGAGAAAGCTGCATGGGCGCACTGAGCCCGCTTCCCCGCCTGTCATTGCGTGATCCGCTGACCGACCTGCCGCTGAACGGCGGCAAGGTCTACTTCTACACCGCCAACACCCTGACGCCTGCCGCTGTTTATACCACCGCTGCGGAGACTACGGCCCACTCCAGCCCCGTCATTCTGGACTCGGCTGGCTCGGCCACCATCTTCCTCGATGGTTCGACCACCTATGACGTAGTGGTCAAGCGCTCGGACGACACGACCGTCTACACCGTTGACGATGTATTTGCGGCTGACGCTGCCTACATTCAAGGGCTGGTGAACACGGCGGTAGCGGCAATCTCCGTCCCAGCGGCCACCACGGCGCTTGCGGGCATCGTGGAGCTGGCCACTTCTGCCGAAGCCATTGCAGGCACGGACGCCGTTCGGGCGGTCACTCCTGCCGCCTTGGCTGCGGCCCTTGCTGCCGCTGGCACCTCCAACCTTGCCGCTGGCGAAGTGACCATTAACGGCCTTGTGCTGAAGTGGGGCACCAAAACGGCGATCAACACGGGCAACACGGCTGCGGCTGCGGGCACTGCGCTGATTACTGGCTCCAGCGTAGACACTAGCATCACCTTTACCACTCCATTCCCCACGGCGTGCTCCGTCGTCATCGCAACGATGATGGGCGATAACGGCACGGGTGGTCAGGAGTCGTGCGAAAACGTCTTGTCTGTCACTGCGTCGTCGGTCGGCAGCGCCACGGTCAAGGCGTATCGCCTGACTGGCAGTAACAGCGGCTCAGAGGGCTTTAAATTCGGCTGGCTCGCGGTCGGCTACTAATGGCCCGCAAGAACGACACCAACGAGCCGGACTCTGGCCTGCTGGCTGAAGGCGTGACGGCGCGGCTGTATGACCATCTGGTCAAGATCGGTCGAAACGTGGATTCCAGCCCATCGCAGGCCGATGTGAGCGCGCTACAGGAGTCCCTGTCGCTCAAGCAGCCGCTAAGCAACACGCTGACCGCGATTGCCAACCTGATCGGCTCCGGCTTCCTGCGGCGCGATACGTCCGGCCTGTGGTACTTGGCCGCGCTGACGCCAGAGGAAGTGCCGAATCCCTACGCCACGTTTCTTGTGGACGAGTCCGGAAACTATCTAGTTGACGAATCCGGCAATTACATCGTCAGCAGCACCGGCTACCCCATCGACATTTCGTATGGCGGCACAGGTGGCACTTCCGTGGCAACGGCCCGTAGCAACTTCGGCCTAGCGACCACTGACCAGCCCACCTTTGCCGGGCTAAAGATCACCGAGGGCGCGAATGCACGGCAGGGCGTTGCAACGCTCGTCGCTGGGTCTGCCGTCGTGGCGAACACGAGCGTGACAGCCAATAGCCGCATCCAGCTAACCAGCAACACGGACGGCGGAACACCGGGCTGGCTACGCAACAGCGCTCGCACGGCGGGCACGAGTTTCACCATCACCTCTAGCAGCGCGACCGACACAAGCACGGTTGCCTACACCATCACCGAGCCAGGATAACCATGCCTAACAAGCAATACGGTCTGCCCTCAGACTACCCCGCAGACTCAGCCGTTACCGGTGTCGAAACGCTGCTGGTACTCGATGGCACGACCAAAAGTGTCAGCACTGCCGTCCTAGGCGCATATGCCAACTCCTTGCCACTGACGGTCACTGCCGTCACTCCGGTTGCTGGCGTCGCCACGTTCGACCTGTCGCTTGGCGATTACTTCACGCTCGCGCCAACGGCCAACGTGACCAGCATCGTGTTCACAAACCTTCCCGGCTCGGGCAAGGGCACCACAAAGATGATCCGGTTTACGCAGGACACGAGCCCGCGCACCGTGGCTTGGCCTGCGAGCTTTCGCTGGGAAGGCGCAGCTCCGTCTGTGTCTACTGGCTCCGGCGCGGTCGATGTTCTTGCTATCACGACCTTCGACAACGGGACGAAGTGGGATGCCACGCTAAGTAAGGGTCGCGTGTAATGGCGGCAATTCGCGCACATTCCGGCCTGCTCCTAAAAACGGCAGGCGGCGGTGGCGGCGGCGGGGGCAATCATAGGTATTGGCGCCTGTACATCACCCAGGCTGTCTCAGATACGCAATACTGCGCGATTGCAGAGGTGGAGTGGCGACTCACTTCTGGTGGGGCAGCACAAACAGTTAGTGCGACAGCCGCTAGCACTACGTTGTCCGGCAGCTTCCCATCGTCAGAGGCTGCGGATGGGATAAAGAATGACGCGAATAACTGCTGGGTTTGCGCGGCAGCGGCATTCCCGTGCTGGATTAGCTTTGACTTAGGGTCCGACAAGGGAATAACCGAGGTCGCAATTTGGCCGCAGTACGACCCCATTGGCAACGCGCGCGCGCCGGAAGATTTCCTGGTGCAGTATTCCGACAACAATTCAAGCTGGACTACTTGCGACACCTACACCGGGCAGACGACCGGCTGGAATGGTGGAACGGGCGTTGCGAAAACCTTTGCCGTGACGCCATAGGGCCGTCCGCGGGGCGGATGGCCGGATATGTGACCCCTGTGCTTTTTGTGCTTACCGCCTGCAAAAAGGGTGGTATTTCCTAGGATTCCTCCCCCTGAGAGGCCGCTAAATATGGGCCTCTCAGTGTGCGCTCAGATTTAGGAGGGACGCGCTCTATCCGGCTGAGCTACGGGGACAAGTGATTGATTTAGCTCTTGAAACTGGCCATTACGCCCCCATGAAATACCTGAAATTTAGTGCTTGAGGTGTGCTAATGGCGGTCTACAACTTGGTTAAAAGCCCCTTGGGGCCGGTGCATTTGGCCAGCACATTTACCCTGTACCGGCGCGAATCAAACATATGGTACGTCAGCTTTTACGCTCGCGGCAGGCAGTACCGGCGCAGTACCGGCCTAACAGACGAGGCTGAGGCAAGGGTGTCAGTCCTGGCCCGGAGGAAACTGACGGCCCATTGCGGGCCTGAGCGTGGTGTAGACCGAGCGCACATAAGAAAAATGCTGGCTAGAGCTGCAAAGCGGGCGTCTGTCAAAGGAATCCCTTACTCCCTCAAGATTGCAGACGTAGTTGAGGCCGCTATCAGGTGCGGTGGAAGATGCGAAGTCTCGGGGGTTGAATTTGAGGACAGAGGGCCCTTCCAGCCGTCGCTTGATCGCATTGTCCCGGCCCTCGGTTATGTCCCGAGCAATATCCGGGTCGTCTGCCTGATTACGAACACCGCCATGCTCCACTACGGCGAAGACTGCTTGTTCAAATTGGCGATCGCTATTTGTCGGAATCGTGGCTTTCTAGCTCAGCCCGCTGCCAACCTTCCATCCGCTCAATCGCAGTCACCCCCATAGCAGGGGCGTGATGCATGTAAATCTCGGTGACGGCCACCGAGCTATGCCCGGCCAGCTTGCAGATCGTGTAGGCGGGCACCCCGGCTTGGGCCAAGTGCGTGCAGAACGTATGCCGCAGCCAGTGAGCCGTCCCCGGCAACCCCAGCGCCGACGCCTCAGCCGTGAACCATCGGCTTATGGTGTCCTTGGCCGCCCCAGCGAGTAGATCGTCCCCCAGCCCCTCCAGCGCAGCCTTAGCGCCACTGGACAGCGGCACGCTCCGCCACTTCCCTGATTTCGTCCGCCCCTCGGCTGTGCTCTCGATGTAGAACAGGCCGCGCCTGACGTCGCTACGGCGAGCTTTCGCCATCTCCCCGCGCCTTGCCCCCGTAGCCGCCATAAAGGCCCACAGCGGCCCGTGTGGAGCGCTCTGGAGGGCTTTCATCTGCTGCGGCGTGTACCACGGCGGGGCGCGGCTTGTGCGGCCCTGTGGGGCCTTGACGCGATCCATTGGGTTGACCCGAATCAGCTCTGTCCGGTAGCCGTATCGGAAGGCGGCTTTGGCCATCCGCAGCACCTTGCCTTGGCTGGATGGCGCTAGCCCCGTGGTCGCTATGGACGCTTCTACCTGCCGGACGCTGATGCCTTCGGCGGGGTAGGGGCCAAAGGGCTGCGTGAAGTGCCGCAGGATGGACTGAGTGTGCTTCCAGCTATCAGGCCGCTCTACCTTCGACCATGCGAGATAGGCGTTGATTACGTCCTGAACCGTGTTCTGACCGGCAGGGACGATTATCCCTGCGCGCTCTGCCTCTTTCTCGATACGAATGGCTTCCGCCGCTCGCCGGTCAATTTGGCCAAGGGAGAGGCGGACTTGTCTGCCGCCTTCGCGCCAATTGAGGTAATAGCGGGAGCCGCGCTTATAGAGGGTTGCCAAGGCTGCGACCGAATCAGGCTGTCTAGGTCTGTCGGATGATAAACCTTTCGGCCCCCGGCGTTCTTGGCCAGCCCACCGGCAAAGCGCCGGAACGCCTCCAGCGACAGGTGGCAATGCTTGGCGGCTTCCTTTTCACTGAGCCAGGCCATCACCCCTCCATATCCGCATCTACGGCTGCGTCCAGCCCGGCAGCGCTATCGCCTTCAGTTTCAAAGGTGACCCAGTACCTAAGTTGCGTCCCGTAGTCCTCCAGCTCGCCATTCTCAGCAAGCCAGCGATACCGATCGGCATCCGTCCTGAGTCGATCACACTCCGCCCGCAGCGCGAGGTAGTCGGCGTGATGGACGAGCGGAAGCATGTTCCCGTCAGCGCCAGCGCGCGGGGCATCCCACAGGTCGATTGCGTAGGCGTAATGCAGAATCGGATCATTCATGACGGCCCTGCTCCTTGGTGGTGGGCGCGATACTCAGCCCAATGAATCGGATCGGCTTGCCCCATGTGATGCCCCACATGCGCCACCCGTACACGTTCTGTCCGAGATAGAGCCTCACGATCCCACTCCCCCGACGACGAGGGAGCGGACTTCCCAGCCGGCCCACTTCTTCGGATCATTTTTGACGGCGCTATAGGTGGCTAGGGAACACTCGGTCCATTCGCCAATAACTGTGCTTCCGGGCACTCGATACTGCCAAGCCACCACCTCCCCACCCGCCAGCGCGCCAGCGTTGAGGGCGGCGGCTAGGGCCTCTCGTGCGTACAGGCGGTAATACATCCGGTCTTCGTCGTGCATGGTCGCCCAAACAAGCGCGTTGTTTTCCGCTTCGCACCATGCAGCCGCAGCCGCTTCAATCTGCTCCACGCTAACCCCGCCCCTGTTGGCCTTGAGGGCGGCCTCGAGTTCGTCGGCGTAGGTCGCGCCGAGCGGGTCTTCGCTGCGCCATTTCGCCATCAGTGCATCCAGCCCCGAAACCCCGCAGGCGGCGGTGGGCTTGGGGTCTAGGTACATGGCATCGCGCTTGATAACGCGCCAGCCGGTGCCATCAGTAATTTGCACGCACTCGCTCGGGTAGCATCCATGCTCGGCAATGAACGCGGTCAGGATTTGCTCACGCTGACCCGCTATCCCGGCGACAGTCTTTTGGATGATGCGCTCGAACACTTCCGACTGCGTCGGTGGAATCTTACGATCCTCGTCCGCCAGATGCGGGCCTTGGCAGTAGTTGCACACCGATTGTGGCGGGCAACCATCCGCGCACTCGATAGGCTTTGCCTCCCCAGCCTCGGCCCGTGGCGCGAGGGCGGCTACTTCGTTGCGGTCGCACTTCTGGCTGCACGCCGCATTCGGGCCGCAGGTGCATTTATTGACTGGCGCATCGTCAGGGATTTCTGCGATGAATCCAAGGTCAACGCCACAGTGAGCGCAGCAGCTTCGTCCGCATCCGCAATCGCACGGCACCAGCACTTCGCGAGTGGCCAGCTCAATGGATGCGGCAGCGTGACCATGCGGAACACCCCCCGCCTCGGCCCGTGGCGCGAGGGCGGCTTCACAGATGCGGCGATGGCGTGGGATGCCCGTGCTGACGGCGTAGTTCGCCACGATTTCACGCGGAACGATCACCATGTCCTCGGGAACACCCCGCGCCCCGCCCTGCGCGAGCCAGGCAATAGCGTCGGAGACTTCGCTGCGTAGCCGGGTAAGCGGCCAGCCGCCCAAGTATTCGGCCCCGTGCTTTTCACGGAATAGGTCAATCTTCTCCATGCAAGCATTCAGAAGCATGGCGAAATCCGGCATCTGCTCTGCGGTGGTCGGGGTCAT